CTCTATTTCCGGCGGGAATACCAGAACCCAAGCGGTCAAGTCGGAATTCGAAGACAGGTCAAGCCCACCATAACACGTCCGGCCTTTCAGCTTTTCGGGGGCAACAGGGATATTGCAGGAGTTCCAGGAGTCGGCGGTCATCCATCGGGTTATTGATTCCGTCCAAATACAGAAATTCAATCGCTTGACGAGAGCTTGTTCGCTCGGTCTCGTTTGTGCCGTCTCGACTTGGCTCTCGAGATACGATTGCCGCGGGAGCCCAATCGACAGGGATGGGTTCGTCTTCGGCCAGACCTGTGGATCGGTCCAATCGTCACAGGTGGGACACCCATCCTTCGGCTCTCGGTACCCCTCGTCGTAGCACGTCTTGCAGGAGTCGAGTTGGCAGACGTAGGCGAACCACTGCTCGTCCGCGATGGTCCCGTCCAGCACATGGAGAGAATGTTCGTGATGCTCCCAGCAGATGGACGTTTTGTCGGACCCTGAATTGGTGATGCGGAGCGCCAGCGGTTGCACGCGCCCCTTGAATCCCGCGACCATCTTCGCAATGACGGTCCCATCTCGGTGTTCGTGCTCTTCGTCGATCAGGACCAGGGATGGGCGGGGCCCTGACTTCGAGCGATGCTCCGACGAGACCGATCGAAAAAACGATCCGCTCTCGAGATGGGCGATGTTGAACTTCCCGATATCCAGGAGCGCCGCAAAATCCGGCGAATCCGTCGCCATGCGAATCGCATCCCGGAGGAGAATATCGGCCTGGCCCCGGTCGAACGCCGCCACGTAGACTTCCGCCGACGCTTCGTTGTCAAAGGCGAGCCCATACAGCCCGCAGCCGGCGAGGAGGGGGGTGTTGTGCGTGGGAATCATCGACCGCCCGGCAAGATAGAGATGCGACGGTGAGTTGACGGCAATGCACCGCACAGGAACCGACTCCACTGGAACGACGGCCGTGATTCGTCTGTCACCAGATAATCGGCGTCGAGCGTGACGCACGATCTGATGTTTCAATTTCCGGCGAAGACGAAAGACTGGCACATCCGCCGGAGGATGGAACTGCAACCGCCAACGACGCGACACCTCACGCCCGTACAGTTTCGCCGCACTCTCTTTGAACGACGTTTTTACACCGAGCGAAAGGACCAACTCGTGAGCACCGTTCGCTAAGTGTTCATCTGTCGAACAAAACTCACAGGCGCCTGATTCAGGAGAAATATAGCCGTCGGTGTCCATCAACCCTTGGAGCAAGGAGAGCCGCTGACTGACTGACGCCCTGAGATACGCCGATGGAATGTGCTTGTTATTGAGCAAGTTCCCCATGCGTAACGACTCGCGCAGCCCAAGAATAGTTCGTGGTGGAACTGGTTGCCCATGACGTCGAGCATGATCTGTCTCGCGTTCACACGCCAGGCAATGGGTGCCATTTCTCCCCCATTCAGGACGATGGCCGCGCCCGCATGTCGCCGCATCTGGAAACGAGAGCCCATATCGGATTGGATCGATACTCGATGACGCCTTGACCCCAACAGCCGCAAGATGCTCGACGATCTCCGTATCGCTTTCCCCGACCGTCAATCTCGGGCTGTCCGAGTCCCCATCACCAAGCCACACGCCGAGCGCATACGGATCGATCGGCAGTACCGCTTCAGCTGTCCCAAGTGGACCGGCCAACTGGATGCTGTGATTCGCTGATTGATACCGACCATTTGCGTAACGCAGCGTGTCTCGGATCTCCGTTGTGGTGCGTATTCCATTCCGCCACGCACCGCGAGCATTGAGCGACACCCCACGCAGCGCGGCCCCGCCGCCGATAGCTGACCCGGCATTCCGTTTCTCCGTCCACCAGAGATGCTCGGCATCAGCCACGATCGATGACCCATCATCAAACTCGACGCTGTAACACGGATGCCATGTCATGACATCAGATACCAAGGTGACATCCACAATTCGACCGCGTTCGTCGAAGACACGGTCGCCGACCTGAATCGCGCCCATTGTCGTCCAGCCTGTCGGCGTTGGGATTGGCGTGTCGAGAGCCAATGCCTTTCCACTCCCTTTCCCCGCTTCGATGTACCCGTGCTGAAACCGCCGGCCATCATCGGCGACCCGCCGCCAACCGTACACGGAGCCCAGGCAGAAGATCTGCCAAGGCGCCAACACCATCGGGGTGGCCCCGTCCTCGAGCCGGATGAAGGTCGGAAAAAAGTCGAGGATGTGCTTGGCGGCTTTCGGACTGAAGTAGTACGGGAAGTCGCGGGTCCGCTGGCGGCTGTAGTCCGTCAGATGCCGAGCGCACGCGACGCGTACTGCACGCCCCGCGAGGATCTTGCCGGCGCCCACGGCGAGCGCGTAGCGGCTCACGGGATCAGTGGGCTTCGGGGGCGGCGCAACCTTCAGACGCTTGCGCTTCATTTCACGGCTTTAAGTTTTGGTGCCGACTCCTGGAATCGTTGGGCGGCGCTCTTCTTTGCGCGCCCCGTCACATGCACGCGCGAACGGGATGAGGGCGTTTTCCCGAACTCCACTTCATACGCGCGGACCTGGGCGAGCGCCCTGTTTGCGATGGTCACGTAAGGCGAGGTCGCGGGACTGCCGTCTAAGGGTTTTCCGTTCGCATCGTACCGCGTGACATTCACGCGCACGACCATCCCATGCTTGGCGATCATCGCCTCCGCTTCCTGCCAGCGCGCCCAGATCGTGCAGTACTCCGCGAACGCGGCCCCATCGATCTGCGTGAGCAGGCCCAAGGACTCAAGCTCGGGCGCAATCGCCTCCCAGTGGCCCCGCGCGGCGGGGGAGAGCCAGTCTGGCGGATCGGGCGCGATCGGATCCGGCTGCGGCTCGTCTGGATTGATCGGGCGACGCCCCGGAAGTCCCCGCAGCAGCTTGAGATTCGTGGGCTGTGGCTTCCGCCCTCTCATACGCGTACAGCCTCCCCAACCTTCACCGCCTTCACACCGTTGCCAACGAACGCCTCCCAACGGTCGATGATGACTTGGCAGTAGTTAGGATGGATCTCAATCGCACGACACGACACGTTAAGCTGTTCTGCCGCAACGAGTTGCGAGCCACTCCCAGCGAACGGCTCATAGATTGTTTGCCCGGTCGTGCAATGGTTGTGAATCGGCCGTCTAAAGAGTTCGACAGGCTTTTGTGTGGGATGCTCTCGATTGTTGTTGCTTGTCTCGTGCGCTAGTTCCCAGACGGTCGTTTGACTCCGTTCGCCGTTAAATGGTGGCCTGAATCCTCGACGCCAGCCATAGAAGCACAATTCGTGTCGCCAGTGATAATCGCCGAAGCCAAACAGCAATGACGGCTTGACCCAGATGATTTGTCGATGAATGAGAATGTCAGCAGCAGCAGCAGCAGCAGCAAAGAACGTGCCCTGAGTGAGCATCGGATGCCACAAGTAAAACGCAGCGCGATCGATGAGATGCGGCACGGCTGTCCGGATCGCAGATTCTAGAAACGCTTGGAGTTTTACACCGTCAGTGAGTTCGTCGTTCTCGATCCCGCCCACCCACTTCGCTTGACGATCTGGCCGACCGTGCGCACGTTCGGCCGCTACGCGCGCCTCGTCGGTGTAGGCAATCCCATAGGGCGGATCAGTGTTCATGAGCACTGCCTTCTCGCCAGCCATCAGCCGCGCGACATCCTCGCCCTTCGTACAATCGCCACAGAGCAGCCGATGTGTCCCTAGTGCGAATAGATCGCCAGGCTTGATGTCCGTGGCCCGCTCCGCTGGCACCGCGTCGGGGTCCGTCTTG